GCGCTAGGCCGTAATTCCCAAGCCTCCGCGCGTGTCAAGGCGAACGCCTTGACAAGGCGAACGCCTTGACAAGGCGAACGCCGCCGCGAACGCGAACGCGTTCGCGTGCGCCGCCGCATACCCCGGGGGGTATCGTCCCTTCCGCGCGCGCGATCGCGATGGGACCCCCTCCAGACTCTCAATGTGGAGACGGGTATGACCGGATCCAGGGGCATCGCCTTCTATAGATATCATCGATTCGTGGCAGAAGACGGGTCGAGAACGGATATGCCTCAGAAACCCCGCGTCACGAGGCCCGGAGAACCTTCCGGCGACCTTTCTGGACAGAGCGCTCGGACTGGTCGGTCCTAGCGAAGTCTTCGCATCGCCTTTGCGAAGGAGCTGCCAGCACTGAGCGACCGCTCAGTGAGCGACCGCTCAGTGAGCGACCGCTCAGTGAGCGACCGCTCAGTGAGCGACCGCTCATTGCGGTCCCACCAAGGACCGAGCCCAACGAGGGTCTTCGCATCGCCTTTGCGAAGGAGCTGCCAGAGTGTACTTTTTGCTCACGCGTGACAAAGGAGGACGTGCGGAGGATCCTCGACACACGGCGATATGCACGCCGTGTAATTGTCAATTTTTAAGAGTATCAGGCGCTATATATAGAGTGCTGATACTCTTTGATACTCTTATACTCTTCCCCCCTCCCCCTTCAAGAGTATCAAAGAGTCTCATACTCTATATACCCCCCGCTGATACTCTTAAAAATTGACGATTGCACGCCGTGCACTTGTCAACTTTTAAGAGTATCAGGCGCCAAAACTTACACAGCCATTTTTCTCCTTTTCGGAGAATTGTCAATTTTTAAGCGTATCAGGCGCCAATTTGTCAACTTTTAAGAGTATCAGGCGCCCCGCTGATACTCTTAAAAATTGACGATTGCACGCCGTGCAATTGTCAACTTTTAAGAGTATCAGGCGCCCCGCTGATACTCTTAAAAATTGACAATTGGCGCCTGATACTCTTGCTCTCATGTCATTTGTGGCAAGTTCCACAGCCATTTTTCTCCTTTTCGGAGGGATCGGACATTGAGCTGCTTTTTCGCGCGGAAGAGGGTCGCTCTGGAAATCCCGACTGCCTTCGCCTGCTTGAGGACATCCTCGGCAGGCACGGCCTTTCCGCCAAGGGTTTCGAGGAGGAACGCCCGCGCATCGTCAAGGGACGCCTTCACGTCTTCGGGGTCCTCGATGGCATCGGGCCTGAGCATGGAGGACGCGGTGACGCCGTCCGCGACCCCCGTCCATGAGAATCCGCCCGGCCCGCTCGGACCCGGAGGGTCGAGCCGGAACCCCCTCGCGGGACCGGTCGGGGCGAGGTTGCTCTTGATGTGGACGATGGCCTTCGCGCACGGGTCGGACGCCGAGGCCGGGCCGACGAGGAGCGCCGAGCGCGCGATCCCCGTGATGTCGATGCTGCCCTGGCCGCGGTAGATCGCGCGGTCCCGCTGCGTCTTCGTGAGGTGGCGGACGATGAGCACGGCCACGCGGTGCGCGTCGGCCAGCCTCGCGAGACCTTCCAGGACCGGCCGCGTCTCGTTGCCCCGGAACATGTCGACCTTCCGCCCCAGGTACTGCGTGATGGGGTCGAGCACGAGGAGGCGGGCGTCCGGAAGGCTCCGAAGCGCCTCCTCCAGGACGGCGAGGTCGGCGAGCGTCACGGGCCGGACCCCGTCGCTCCCCAGCTCGCCCTTCCCCAGGAGCACGGTCACGCGCGAGAGGTCGGCCCCGAGGTCCTGGAGGCGGGGCACGAGCGTGTCGCGGACGCCGTCGTCCCCCGAGAGGTACAGGACGCTCCCCGGCTCGGCGAGGAAGCCAGCCATGACGCCGGAGGCGGCCATGACGCCGGAGGCGGCCATGACGCCGGAGGCGGCCACGGCTGGCGCCGCGGCGGCGATCTCGGACGTCTGAGCGATCTCGGACGTCCGAGCGATCTCGGACGGCCGCCGGGAGCGGAGCAGCTCCGTCCGGCCTCCGCGCGTCACGAGCGCCGCGATGGCGAGCGCCACCCACGTCTTGCCCTGGCCGGGATCGCCATCGAGAAGCGTGAGCTTGCCGAGCGGGATGTACGGGTGCCAGAGCCAGCGGATCTCCTCGCGCTCCAGGCCTCCGAGATTCTGCATGACGGGCCGCGTCCCGAGAGTCCGCCGCGCCGTCCCCAGGAGGTCGCGGAGGCGCGCGACGGCGTCCTGCCCGAGGATCGGCTCAAGGAGCGTCGCGCCCGCCACCTCGCGGCCGGACACGAACGCCTGCTGCGTGTCCCACAGCGCCCGGCGGCGGTCGTCGCCCTCGTCGTCGCCGGAGTCTCCCACGATGGCATCGAGCACGCGGCGCGCGTCGTCGAGCGGGAGGTGGGCCCGGACCATCATGCCGGAGATCCCGAGCGCCAGGCGGTGCCGGACCCCGCCGTCGGGAGTCCACGCGGGCCGGAGGATCGAGGCGATCGCCTGGACGATCTCATCAGACAGGCACGATCCGCCGCCTCTCGGGACGGCGTGCCGGGTCTCGGTGAGGAGGTCGCGCAGCCACGCGGGAGGGTCGGCCGAGCCCACGTCCCACGGGGAGAGGCCGTCCTCCCAGGCGTACTCGCCGCCCTCCGGGTGGACGGACGGCGGAGCGGCGATGTAGCCTCCGTCCGCCTTGAGGTCGAGGCCGGGGTAGCCCGCGCGCACGAGCCTGGCCGAGGAGAGCTCGGGCGCGTACCGGAAGACGATGTGCGCTCCGCCTCCGCCCGTCTGCGAGATCGGGGTCGGGGGGAGCGGGCCGCGCTCGCCGAGGAGGCGCGCGAGGCTGGCGTCGCCGCCGTGCCGCGGATCGACGTCGAGCGCCACGACGCCGCTCGGGCGCCCGCAGGCGATCCCGACGTTCGCGTCGGGGCGGCGCTCCCACCAGCGGCGGATGACGGCGGGATCGCGCGAGGCGTCGTGGACGCCGTGCGGGGCGAGCTCGCCGTCGGGGGCCTTGCTGCGGGGAGCGAGCGGGAGAACGGACCAGCCGAGCTCGGCGTAGGAGAGCGCCGCGTCGAGGAACCGGTGGGACGAGATGTCTCGGATGCGAGCCATGTCATGCCTCCTTGTGGGGGCGCTCTCTCTTGACACCCCGGAGCAGGGGGTGTACTGTGGAGTCGCCCGGTGTCGGATCCTCCGGTGTCGGGGTCTCCGGTGCCGGAGCCTCGGGTGCGCGTGAGGTTCCGCCGACCCCCACGATATACCCGCCGACACCGGGCGGTCAAGGCTGGACGGCGAAGTCAGTGCGAGAGGAGGGATGTCTCGTGTCGAGAGTCTACAAGGGCGGACGGCGCCGCGTGGGAAAGCGCGGGCTCGTGGTCGTGCCGCTCCCGCTCCTCGCGGAGATCGGCGTCGAGCCGGGGACCGACATCGTGATCGAGCGCGGCCCCGGGAAGACGCTGATCCTGCGGAGGGCGGAGGCGACCATCGATGGACCTTCCGCTCCGGAGCCGAAGGAGGAGGACATTCTCGATGTCGTCGACCCGTCGCAGAGGATCGCGTGGTAGCCGCGCAAGGCGCGGGAGCCGCGCCCTGTGCTCGGGCGGCATGTTCGTCGTGCCCGCCCGCGAGGCCGAGAACGTCTCGGACGTGTACGAGGTCTTCATGGACGATGCACGCCGGTTCGTCGTCGCGAAGGAGGGGACGGTCGTGGCGGAGGGTGTGACGTCGTTCTTCGCGGCGTCGCCGACGCTCGTCGAGGCGGTCTCGCAGAGGACGCCGCGGCGGTTCTTCACACAGAGCGGAGACGAGTACTACGACGTCCACGCCTGGGTGAGGATCGAGACCTAGCACGGCGCCGGGGACGGTGCCGAGGGAGCGCCATGCCACTCTACGTCTACCAGTGCCGAGACTGCCGGATCGCCGTCGAGATCGCGGCTCCGGTCGACCATGCGCCGCCCCGGTGCGAGACGTGCGGGCGCGCGATGGCGCGGCGGTACACGCCGCCCATCGTGCGGATCGTGGGCGAGGGCGGGGCCGGAAAGAGCCAGTCGGCGCTCGGGAACCAGCACAGCCCGGAGCGCGACCTGTTCGACGAGAAGCTGAGGTCGGGCGAGCTCCCGTACGAGCCCGAGGACGTGATCTACTGATGCTCGTCCGCGATCCGGAGGTGGGACGCATTGTCGCCGAGCTTCTTGGAGAGGTCCGGGAGATTAGGCGGATCCTGGACGACCTGCGTGGAGTTCGAAGAGCAGGTCCAGCCGATCCGGGACCGCGTGCTGATTCGGCAGGACCGCCGCCCCATGCGGCGGAGGACAGGGATCCTCCTGCCGTCTGAGGACTGGCCGTGCCTGCAGGGATGGGTCGTCGCGACATCGCCCGACGTGGACAGTGTGGGGATCGGAGACTACGTGATCTATGAGATCTACGCGGGGCCGGAGTTCGAGGTCGCAGGAGAGCGCTACACGGTCGTCTCAGAGAAGGACCTCGTCGCCGTCGTCACCGGAGCCGGAGAAGCCGGAGATCGCGATTGAGATCCGGAACGTCGGGCGCACGCTCGCCGACGCGCTCCGGCCGAGGCCGGGGCGGGGCAGGAGATCGAGACGGCGGAGGAGGCTGGGGAGATGGTTCGCCACAAAGAGAAGGCAGACACTCAAAAGACTGAGGGTCCATGGGCCCCCCTTCGGGGATCGCAGTTTGAGGAGGAAGGGGCGCCGGATCGCCGCAGAGAGGAGACGAGCAAGAAGGTCGCGTACATCTCGGGGCCGATGAGCGGGTACCCGGACTGGAACTTCCCCGCGTTCCACGAGGCGGAGGAAAACCTCCGGTCGCTCGGCTACCGCGTGCTCAACCCCGCGCGGAACTTTGGGGGCCGGACGGACCTGCCGCGCGAGAAGTACATGCGCGAAGACATCACGATGCTCCTTGAGGCCGATACCGTGTTCGCGCTTCCCGGGTGGGGCGCCTCGCGGGGCGCGCAGCTGGAGATCGCCATCGCGCACGCGCTCGGGATTCCGGTGTACGACTACGATGCAAGGGCCGTGATTCCGCCGCCTCCGCCCGAGCAGATCACGCCGTTCATCACGACCTCTCCTCCGACAACGGTCGCCGCCGCGCAGGAGGGGATCTGCCGCGAGGCCGACCGAGTCGTCTCGACGGCCAGGCGGGATTCGTACGGCCACCCGCGCGAGAACTTCGAGCACACGGCGAAGCTGTGGAGCGCGTACTCGGGGAGGGAGTTCTCGCCCGAAGAGGTGGCCGTGTTCATGATCCTGCTGAAGCTGTCGAGGCTGCACCACCGCGTGACGCGGGACACGCTTGTCGATATCGCTGGCTACGCGAAGACGATCTCAATTCTGGAGGGATGGGAGGCTTGATTCAGCTCGTGGCGATTCTTGCGTCGCTCTTTCTCCTGCGCCCTCCGAGCGTTCTCCCGGGCGCAGGCTTCAGCACGAACTGGTCCGTGACGGCCTGGGGCGCGCACGGGTCGTGGCCGCGGCACCTCGTGATCGCCGCGCTCGTCGTCGAGGCGGCCTCTCGCCCCTGCGCGCCGCGGGGGCCGGAGATCTGCGTTCCGGGCCGCATGATCGCTGAGCCGAGGGGGGCTCCAGACAATAAATGATCCTTCTCTCGGCTCACCAGGACACCGTGCGGGAGGCTGGCGTGCCCGCGTTTCTCGGGGGGAGGCACGCTGGTCTTCTGGACAATTGGGTCGGGATTCTCGTCACATATCTTGCAGTCTACAGGTCCCAGGTTCTGCGGGAGCTCGTGGAGAAAGAGGCGGTGCAGGTCTTCCATCACCGCGGAGAGGAGTGGATGAGGCCCCTCCCGCCGTCGCTTGTGGACGCTGTGCGATCATGCCCGTCTCTTGTCATCGTCGTCGACGTGGCGGCTGGTCCTCGCTATTACGAGGAGACCGCTGTCATTGAGAACGTCGCGAACGTTCCTGCCGATGTCGTATCCGACCTGCGCGAGACCCTCGCGTCCGAGGGGTGGCGAGTTCCTGTGCGCCTGTTCTCGGGACGCCCCGAGGAAGAGGACGAGGCGTGGCTCTGGCGGGACGAGAAGGTGCCTGTTCTCTCGTTCATCGTCCCTGTCTTCCCTGTTGAGGAGAACCGCACGCATCACTCGGTGTGCGAGGTGGACATAGAGGACATCGACCTGGCTTCGCAGGCGCTTGTGCGCGTGATCAACATCGTGGGGGACCAGTACTTGCGCGCTCCGGCCCCGCAGCGGTATACTCGGAAGGAAAGGAGGTGACATATGGCGACGACCCCGACGACAGAGGCCAAGCCGTGGTATGCGTCCAAGACCGTGTGGTGGAACGTGCTGAACCTCGCGACCTACGTGGCGAGCACGTTCTTCGGCTATAAGCCGGGCAATATCGATCCGCAGACGCAGGTCCTGATCACGGTCCTGGGGAACCTCGTGCTCCGGTACGTGACGAAGGTTCCGATCAAGCTCTAATTCTTCTCAGGGGAGGCGGCGGGCTGTGACGCTCAGCGAGGACGAGCGCAGGAAGATCGAGGAGAAGCAGCTCCGCATATTCTGTACGCGCTGCCAGGAGGACATCTCCGCCGCCTCCCAGTTCTTCCAGGTCCAGATCCCGACGGGATCGACCCGAGGAGGGCAGCTGGCGGTCCTGACGGAGACGGTCGTCGTTCACCCGCTCGTCTGCCCCGTGTGCGGGCTCAGCCAGCTCGACAGGCCGAGCCCGATCATGACGGGGGTCGTGCAGTCGTGACCCTGAAGCGGAAGCGCCTCTCCGTGTACCTCGCGGCCCTGGAGAGGGCCGTGCCCCACATCGTGGGGCCGGACACGCTCGCCGCGACGATGATCGACCCGCGCACGATCCAGGTGTACATCGACGCCGAGCGCAATCGCTCGGTGGACGAGCAGATCCACAGCGTAACGCACGAGCTGATCCACCAGGTCCACAGGCTGGAGACGAAGGAGGAGCCGGAAAACTCGGAGCAGGAGAAAGCGATCAACGCGCTTGCCGACGACCTCGTGAGTCGCCCTGAGTGGTGGCTGCATGTCCTCCTGTGGCTGCACAAGGCTCTGACCGAGGAATTCCTCTCGGCAACAGGCCCGGGTCCGCAGCTCCATGCTCACAAAGCCCGAGAACCTCGCCCTCGTCGAAGAAATTAAGAGCCAGCTGTTCCCTGGAGAGCTCGCGACCTTGCGGCTCCTCGGGGTGACGGACCAGCGCATCTGCTTTGCCGCCCACCTCGTGCGCGAGATCCAGGCGGGCAAGGGAGAGATCCGGCGCGGGAGCATCGGCCGCGCGTACCTCGCGGCCGAGTACTCGCCCGCGCAGGTGGGCAAGAACACGGACGACCTCATGAAGAACCGGGGCGTCCAGATGCTCCTCGCGCGCCTCCTGGGCCGGAACTTCATGATGTTCACGCAGATCCAGGACCGCGCGGCGCAGGTGTGCTTGGAGTTCCTGAACAGCGAGGACCCGAAGCTGCGCGCGATAGGGCTGCGGTACTACGACAAGATTGTGCGCCCGGCCGCGCAGGAGCTTCAGAAGACCTACGAGCGGTTCGAGAAAATGGCCGAGACCCTGGGCACGCAGAAGGTGACAGAGTACTCCGATGAGCAGATTGCCGCCGCCATCCGAGAGCTTCTCCAGATCGCTCGTAGCCGAGGCATTGACCCTCGCCAGTACGAGCCGTCGTCAGAGGCTGCTCACTGATTTCTTCGCCTTCTGCCGCGAGGTCATGAAGTTCGACGTGGAGGAGCAGCCCCACCGCGAGATGTGCGGCTTCCTCCAGAGGCTCGTCGAGCGGCTGGGGGCGGGGAGCGAGCAGGCGAAGGGGATGCTCCTCGTTCCGCGCGGTAGCTTCAAGTCGAGCCTCGCGTCTATCGGGCTTCCGATCTGGCTCCTTGTGCGGGACCCGAACCTGCGGATCCTCATCAGCTCGCACACGCACGACATCGCGAAGGACTACCTCCAGGAGATCCAGGCGTACCTCCAGTACCATCAGGCGGTGCGCGACTTCGTGGGCGACTGGGTGACGGGCGCGCCCGAGTGGTCGGAGGAGTCGATCCTCATCCCGCAGCGCACGAAGCCGATCAAGGAGCCGTCCATCGACACGGCGGGGGTCAACCGCCCGAAGGTCGGCGGGCACTACGACGTGATCATCTGCGACGACCTGCACAGCGAGAAGAACATCACAAGCGACGCGACGATCCGGTCGGTCCACCGCTACGTGCAGACGCTCTACCCGATCCTGGAGCCGGGCGGAGTCCTCCTCATCATCGGGACGCGCTGGCACAACAACGATGTCTACGGGCACATCCTGCGCCAGGACGAGGCGCGCGAGAAGAAGTTCGGGAAGCGCGAGTGGGTGACGCTCATCCGCTCGGCCTACCTCCCCGACGGCTCTCTGTACTTCCCGTCGCGGCTGACGGAGGAGTTCCTCCGGCAGAAGCGGGACGAGCTGGAGGAGAAGTACTACGCGGTCTGGTACGAGAACTCGCCCATCGAGGAGTCGGCCCGCATCTTCCCGCGGCGCTGGTGGCGGTTCTTCGACGGCGAGGTCGATCCCTACCCGTTCCCCGTGCTCACGACGGAGGAGGCGTCGTTCCCCGTCGCGCTCACTATGGCGGTCGACCCCGCGTACTCGACCTCGGCCGAGGCGGACTACACAGGCATCACGGTCGTGGCCGTCGACGGCGAGAAGACGTGGTACGTGCTGGAGGCGACCCGTCTCAAGGCGGGCCCGGCGACCGTGCTCGATACGCTCGTGTACTACATTCGGAGGTATGGCCTGCGCCGCGTCGCGATTGAGGCGACATCCGCGCAGGTGCTGTACCGGGCCGCGCTCGTGGACCGCCTCCGTGAGGAAGGGCTGGGGGGCGTTGCCGTGATTCCCTACACGGAGTCGCGGCGGCGCACGAAGGCGGAGCGGATCAACGCCCTTCAGCCGCTCATGCGGGCGGGGAAGATCGTCCTGCGGCGCGGCCTGTCTGACCTCTATCAGGAGCTGGAGGACTGGCCGGAGACTCGGCACGACGACCTCCTGGACAGCCTCGCGCAGCACATGGCGATTGTGGCGCCCCCCCAGGAGGTCTGGAAGAAATGGGTCGAGGAGGATGACAAGGAGGATGACTTGACACCCGCCTCTCGGAAGGCATATACTTTACCTACGGCGGGGATGTCGACCGCTCACATCGATGCTGGTCGGGGGCGGTAGCGTGGATTCTCTCCTCTCGATGGGCTGGCCGCCACAGAGGCCCGTCTCTCAGGGCTCCCCGCCCTGGTCTCGCTCCGCCCCCGCACATTCCAGCCGAAAGGAGGACGGACGGTGGCGAAGAAGGGCGCGCACAAGGGTGGGCACGAGCTGAAGCCCAAGAACACGCACCAGGGATGGGTCCGCGGCGGCAAGGTCGGTCACTACAGCGTTCCGGGCGGACCGTTCAAGAAGAAGGGGAAGTAGGATGCGCTTGCGCCGCGACGTGCGGGATGCGCTCCTCATGCTCGCGTGGATCGCGGTCGTTGTGTTCGCGGTGAACCTTGCGGCGGCGATCCTCTATGTCTTTTTGATCGGGGGAACGGCACCGTGGTCTGGCTTCTGATCTTTCTCGTGCTTCCGGCACTTCTCTATGTCGCTCTCGTGGGAGGAGGGAGGATACCATGATCTGGCTTCTGATCTTTCTCGGGCTCGCGGCGTGGCTGTCGCAGCACCTCGTCATCGCGGGCCGCGTCATCTTCCACTAGCCATGGACAGGGATGCGGCGCTCCGCGATGCGAAGGCGATCCTGTCCGACCTCGGCGTTCCCCCGGCCTTTGACGGCCTCGTGATCGCCGGATTCGGGCAGAGGCTTCAGGCGATGGGGGAGATGCGGCTCCGCGCGCTCCTTGACCGCCTTGTCGATGATCTCGTGGCATACGCCAAGCAGGATACACCAACCCAGACGGGAGGTGCGTAGGTGGCGCACAAGAAGAAGGGGAAGGGAAAGGCGGGTCGAAAGCGCGCGAAGAAGACGGTCGTCGTCGTGCGCGCTCCGAAGCGAACGAAGAAGGTCGCGCCGAAGCGAGCGCGCAGGCCAGCGCCGCAGCCGGACACGGCGTATGCGGGCGGCCCATTCGTCGCTCCGAGCACGGGGAGCTCGGGCGTAGGAGGGATCTTCTGATGGCGAAGTTCATTTCACTGCGACCGAAGCTCCCGAAGCTCCGGACAGGGCTTCGGATCCGCGTGCGCGGCCCCAAGGGGATCAGTAAGTTTGGGACGGGGATCGGCGCGCGGACGAAGCGGTACCGCCTGAAGAAGCCGAAGGCGATCCGGTAGGTGCGGGGCGATGCCGAGCAAGGACGTGTGGAAGAAATTCAAGAGGGGAACACTGCGGTCGGGGAGTAAGCACGGCCCCAAGGTAAAGAGTCGTGCCCAGGCGACGGCCATTTTCCTGAGCGAACGCCGTAAAGAGCAGGCGCACGGAGGGAAGTATCCGCACAAGAGAAAGAAGAGGCGCGGCCGCCCTCGGCACCCCGCGAACAAGTAGATGCCTGAGACCCAGCAATTCCACGATCCTGACTCCACGCGCGCGGAGTTTTACACGCCGCGCATCTCCGGAGATCTGAGGTCGAAGCTGGAGCAGACGCTCGACCTCATGGTCGCGCAGGGAACCTCCGCGCGCGAGACGCTTGATCGTAACCTCGATCTCTGGGAAGCGCAGTACAACATGCGCGTCCAGCAGAGAGACTGGCCGTGGCCGTCGGCGTCGAATGTGTTCGTTCCGCTTACTGCCACCCAGCTCGACACCGCCGTCTCGCGTCTCATGCAGCTGGTCGTGGCGCCGCGCCTCTTCGCGGTCAAGGGACTCTCGCCGCAGGCCGAGCAGCACAGCTACCTCGTCGAGCGCTTCTACAACACGAAGCTCATCAAGAACGACTGGGTGAACGCGATCTACCAGTTCGTGCATATGGGTCTCCGCGACGGCACGGCGGTCATGGAGATCCTGTGGGAGAAGAAGGTCCGGGTGGCGAACCTCGTGCTCGACGCCCCCGTGGTCGATCAGGAGACGGGCATCCCGGTGCTCGACGCAGAGGGGAATCCCGTGACCGAGCGCATCGTGCGCCCCGTCGAGATCGAGGAGTACAACGACGTGCGGTGGACGCCCGTCGAGCTCCGCGACTTCTACCTGTTCCCGGCGTGGGCTCGCTCCATTGAGGAGGCGCCGTCGGTCGGCCGCGTGATGTACCTGTCGGAAGCCGACCTCCGCGCGATGGCGCGCGCGAAAACGCTGTGGAAGGACAAGGTCGAGTACGTCATCCGCACGGTCAATGGCCAGGAGGAGCTGCCGCAGGACGAGCACACGGAGACGTACACGATGGGCGGGCAGGTCGATGTCTCTCCGTCGGCCGAGACAAAGATCCTGGGGAAGCGCCAGCAGGCGTCCTACTTCAAGGTCTGGCGGATCCACACCCGCGAGTTCGACCTCGATGGCGACGGCATCTTCGAGGAGAACGTCCTCTACTTCCACGAGTACACGAAGACGCTCCTCGGCGCGCACGCCTACCCCTATGCGCACGGGCGCAGGCCGTTCGTCGCGTTCTCTCCGATGGAGCGCCCCAACCGATTCTACGGCTACTCGGCGTGCGAGCGGCTGTACGGGATCCAGATCGAGCTGAACGCGATCCACAATCAGCGGCGCGACGAGATCGACCTGCGCCTGTCTCCGCCGCTCCTGCGCACGGCGGGCGCGTCTCCGGACAACAGCGCGCGCCCCTGGGGACCGGGCACGATCTGGAACGTGGGGCAGGTCACGGACCTGCAGATGATGCAGCTCCCGGACGTGCCGCAGTCGTCCTGGGAAGAAGAGCTGCTCCTGAACAACTATGCGAAGGAGCTCCTGGGGCTCTCCGACCAGATGGTCGGGCAGGCCCCGGGAGGTCGGCGCACGAAGTACGAGATGCAGCTCGTGGCGGCGGCCGTCACGATCCGCATGGCGCTCATGGCGAGCCGCCTCCAGAGGGCGCTCCACGAGTGCGCGTACCAGACGCACCAGCTGACCCTGCAGTACGGGCCGGACCAGATGTCGGTGTCGATCCCCGGCGCGCCGACGCGCGAGGTCACCATCGGCAAGGACATCCTGTCGCTCGGCTACGACATCGGGATCAACGGCATGGGCGCGCCGCTCGACCGCCAGGCGCGGAGGCAGGAGCTCCTGTTCCTGTACAACCTCATGATGCAGAACCCGCTCGTGCGCCAGGACATGCGCCGCGTGTTCGCCATGACGCAGCGAATCCTGGAAGAGTTCGAGATCGAGGACACGATCAGCATCATCGGGACCGAGGAGCAGGCCGCCGCGATGCAGCAGCAGATGCAGCAGATGGCGCAGATGGCGGCCATGATGGGCGCGCGCGGAGGCGGCGCTCCCGGAGGAGCTCCGGCCGGAGGACGACGCCGCCCCAAGAAGGCGGCGCAGCAGCAGCAGGGCGTGAGCCCGTTCGCAGGGATCCAGGGGGGGCCGCTCGGTGGCTGAGGCGGCCGTTCGCGAGGTCCGGCACATTCTCGATGACCTGATTGGGCACCCAGGATGGGAGTACTACCTGCGGAACATCGTGGCCCCCGTCCTCGCGCGGTGCCGGCGGAGCCTCCTGACGAACGACTCGCTCGACGACCGCCAGAGGGCGGCGTACATTGCGATGCTCCGCGAGACCAAGTCGATGATGGTCTCGCTCTACGAGCTTGCGAACGCGCGTCTCCCGAAGGAGCTGACCGACCTCCTTGAATGAGGCGGACATTCTCGTTCGCTGTGGCTTGTGCGGGCGGTGCCTGCCCGAGGCGAAATTCCCGCTGACGAAGCACGGCGTGCGGTATCGCCTCTGCAGCGCCTGTGTCGAGCAGGAAGACGCTTGGAGGAGAGCGGTTGCTCCGGTCTGCGAGAGGGGTCGGGTCAGCTACGACCAATACATGGCGCTCTGGCGCCGCCAGCGGGGCGTGTGTGCTCTCTGCGGGCGCGATGGCCGGCAGGCTCGGCTCTCCGTGGATCGCCGTGCGGAGGACGGCGAGATCCGAGGGCTGCTGTGCAGGATGTGCATGAAGATGGTTCCGCAACGGGACGAGATGCGTTGGCTCAGCAAGATCACGTCATACCTGCAGAGTCGGAGGTCATCGCGATGGATGGAGTTCCTGAAGAGCCTCGATACGACGAGATAACCGAAACTGAATGGGCATACCTCGCTGGGCTTATTGACGGGGAGGGATCTGTGTATCTGAATGGCGGGCGGCAATGCACGCTAAGCCCAGCGCTGAGAGTAACAAACACGAACCCGCGGGTCATGGAGTGGTTGAGAGACAAGTTTTTTGCAAGAGTCACAGTTAATCGCCGATCTACTTCGGCGCATAAAGAGACTCGAATGGCACTCTGGACGGGAGACTCGGCTAATTACATTCTGTCCCGCCTGTACCCATATCTGGTGATTAAGACGTCGCAGGCGAGTCTGCTCCTCAACCTTCGGGATGTCGCGCAACACCTTCGGGCGAGGGGGGAACTGTATCAGAAAGGAAAATCTGGCCGGCCTTTCTCGCTCATTGCGAGGGCATTCGTAATGGAGACGCGCCGCCAGCTAAAAGAACTGAACCGGACGGGCCCTGCCAGGGCTATTGACAACTTAAAGGCGGTGGGATACAATGCAAGCTGAGAACGAGTTCGGTGTACCTCTCCTCGACGAGTCCCCGGCGTCGACGCCTGCTGCACCGACGGGTGAGGAAGGGGAAAGGACGTCAGAGCCTGCCGTGTCAGGAGTTCCGACGGCGGAGTCTGGCGAACCGGATAGCAAGGTCGTTCCCCTCGCACGTTTCCGTGAGGTCGAGCGGCAAGTCCGACGCTACCGCGAGCTCGGACTCGATGCCCTCGCCGACGAGCTGGAGCGCGATCCGACCAAGATCCACGAGATCCGAGCAGCCCTCGCGCGCGGCTACATCGCTCCGCAGCCTCAGCCCGCTCCTCAGCCGGTCCAGCCTCAGCCCCAACCAGCGGACCTGGAGAAGGCGCGGGAGCAGTGGCAGCGGCTGTACGAGCAGGACCCCCTCGCCGCGACCCTCATGACCTCGCAGGCCGCCGTCACGGCCGCGCTGGAGAAGGCGCTCGGTCCTGTCAAGCAGCTCGCGCTCCGGCAGAGCATCGAGGGCTTCAAGAGTCGCGCTCGCTCCTCCGTCCCCTTCTTCGCAAGCGTCGAGACCTACTTCGACCGCCTCGTGGCTCAGAGGCACCTCGACGGCATGGACCCCGCGCAGCTCGACCGCGTGCTCGGCGAGATCCTCTTCACGGCGATGGGCATCGCCTACGCCCAGAGCCTGGATCGCGCCCAGAGACGGGGCGTGAAGCTCCCTCAGCAGACGCCGCCCGTGATGGGCGGGACGGGGGGAGCTCCGGGAGGGACGGCCGAACGACGGGCTCCGCAGGCCGACGCGAAGACCCTGGAGGCAATTCGGGATGTCGCGCGGCTCGGGGGGCTCGAAGACAAAGAGCTCGATGAGCTTCTGAGCAGCGAGTAGCGAGGCTGGTGCATGGCACCCGCCTCGCTCGGAAAGGTGAGGCGGGATGCCTGAGACAAAGACCGAGAAGCTTCAGACTCTCTCGAACAGCGAAAGGCTTGCGAAGGCGGAGCTGGAGGCGGCCCTGGAGGTCCGCCGCCAGAGGTCCGTCTCCGACCCCGGCGAGATCGTTGTTCTGCCCGGCGGGAAAGCGATCAACGCCCGCGAGTACATCGAGGCGCGCCCCGCGTTCAAGAACCGGGGCGACGCGCTCGTGCAGTTTGAGAAAATTCTCAAGAAGTACGAGCCCGACAAGTACGTCTACGCCTGGCCGCTCGCCGACGACCCCGAGACGCAGGCGCGGATCCGCGCGGGCCTGTATCAGCCTCTCGGCAAGGACGACCTGAACGCGGCCGGAGACCTCGTCACCCACGAGGGCACGGACGACCGCGTGTGGTGGTACCGGCACATCCTCGTGCGCATCCCCAAGCAGTACGCCGACGAGATGTACGAGGAGCCGAAGGCGCGGGCTCTCAAGAGGCTCGTGCATCAGGAGAACTGGTTCCGATCCGAGGGCGAGAGAGTCGGCCACGCAGTCGGAGCCCAGATCACCGTCGAGAAGCAGTACGGACGATAAAAGGAGTGACGATCTATGGCGAACACATGGCCTGTCATGAAGGCGCAGGTCGCTCAGGGCCCCCGGTCGAACTGGGAGCCGGAGGTTGTCGCGTACACCATCGCGTCGGGGCAGACGTTCTTCGACGGCGCGATCCTCGTCGTGAGCGCGGGCGCGGCGCAGGAGGCCGCGAACGGCGCAAACAGCAACATCATCGGGCTCGCGTTGCATTCGGCCCTGGCTGTGTACAATCCCGCGACCACGGCGCCCGCAAACTTCGAGCAGCCGTATGAGACGACCCTGTTCGGCGCGAGCCAGGCGGGGACGAAGCTCCAGCCCATCGACGCGAACCAGGTCCACGTTGCGCACGCCGTCTCCGGGCAGTACTTCGAGCTGACGGCGAGCGGGGTGTCGGCATCGGGCAATATCGGCTCGACCTTCAACATCATCAAGGACGCGACCACCGGGTACTGGACGATCAACCTCGGGAGCTCTGCGACGCCCGCGATGGTCGTCGTCGCGCTCGTGCAGAAGCCCTACATGCTCCCCGGAACGTCTCCGGCCGTCATGCCCGGCGGCGGGCTTCCAGCGTTCGGCGACACGAACGTGCGGTACATCGCCGCGTTCCTGCCGACCGTGACCGCGTAAGGAGGAGAGACCGTGATTTCCAACAGCCAATTCTTCCAGATCAGCACCAAGGTCGTGCATGGCCTGTACGAGAAGCAGGTCCGCAAGATGCCGCTTCTCTACACCGAGCTCTACAACCAGGTCGAGCCTGACAGCGATAGGCCGTTCATCACGTTCGCGCCCATCGTCGGGCTGTCGACCTTCGGCCTCCAGGTCGAGGGCGCGCCTCCGACGTTCGACAAGGCCGAGGAGCTGCTTCCGAGCACCTTCGTGTTCGTCTCCTACGGCCTCGCGTATCGAATCACCGACGAGGGCCGGATGGAGACCGCGAAGGTCGCGCTGTCCCGGCTCCCCCGGATGCTCGCGTACTCGGAGCAGATTACGAAGGAGCTCCTGCTCTGGAACATCTTCAATTTCGCGTTCGACTCGACCGTTCTGCTCCCGGATGGGCAGCCTCTGTGCTCGACGGCGCACCCGCTCCTGAAGGAGCCGGGCGTCACCGTGAGCAACAGCGGCGGCACGCTCGCGCTCAGCCCCGAGGCCCTGCAGAACGCGTTCATCCACTTCATGACGCTGGTCGACGACCGAGGCATCCCGATCTACCGCACCCCGCAGGACCTGTGGGTTCCTCCGAGCCTGCAGAAGCCCGCGGAGGAGATCCTCGGGAGTACCCACTACCCGTTCAGCTCCGAGAACAGGGTCAACATTCAGGAGGGCAGGCTCCGCCTGCACGTGATCCGCTACATCACGAGCCCGACGCAGTGGATGATCACGGCGGGGAAGGGCTCGCTTGAGGGCGACACCCACAGCATCATCGTCAGCTTTAAGTACCAGAACCGCCACCACAGCTGGCTCGACGACGCGACGGACACGTTCAACCACAAGTCCAAGTTCCGGCTCGCCTACGGCGCCGTGGACTGGCGGGGCGTGTGGGGATCTCAAGGCAGCTAGCATCGACAGGGGCCGGGCTAACGGGCCGCACGGCGCAGGTGAGGCGCCATGGAACGCGGTGTCCACCGGCCCCTCTGGTGAGGAGGATGTGACGTGCCAACGCTCGCGAAGCAGCACTGGCTGAATGCGTATCTCTATGATGCGCTCGGGATCGAGGCGTTCGACAACGTCCCGAGCATCGGCGCGGGGGTCGCGAACACCACGATTCAGGCGTACTACCCGCTCGCCGTCAATATCAAGATCTACGCGGTGGTCGTGATCTACTCGGCCATCGCGGGATCGGATGCCGTCAACATCGTGTACGGCACCGCCGCCGAGGGCGCGGTCCCGACAGGGTCCAACGACCCGCAGGCCGTGTCGGGAACGCCCGTCTTCTCGGCGGACCAGGCTCTCTCGGCCGCCGCGAACACGCCGACGATATTCATTCCCACGAACCCCGATGTCGTGTACCCGGCGGGGGGTCTTCTCACCCTGCGCGCCGTGACGCAGGCGACGACCGGGTCGATCAGCAACCTGAAGGTGCAGTTCGTCTACCGGATCATCGATCTCGCGCCGTTCAAGCCGATCAACCTCGCTACCGCGCCGTAAGGAGGGGCTTCCATGGCTCTGCCAGGCCAGATCTCCGTTCCGTCGAAGGCCGGAGCCCTCCTCATCAACGCCGCAACGGCGACGACCCCTGTCCCGACGACGGCGGCGAGCCCCCCGGCCGCGCTCGTCGAGGCGAAGGGCTTCAAGGGCTACACGTTCCAGGTCACGGGGATTGGGACCGCGACCGTCACATTCTACGGCACGCTCGATCCCGCCGTGATCGCGCCGTGGGGAGGCTCCCAGTCTGTGCACTGGTCCCCGCTTGGGTCCGTCACGGCGGACGGCTTCTTCACGTTCAGCGGCCCGCTCGTGGCCGTCGCGGCGGCCGTGACCGCGTACACGAGCGGAACGATCTCCGTCTGGTGCTTTGCGGTTCCGTGAGGATGACCCGTGACCCAGTCCGACCTCGAAACCCTCACGAGGGCGTACCTCGATGAGCCGGATGTCAACGGGCGGTTCAGCAGCGCGACGCTGACGCTGTTCCTCAACCGCGCCCAGGACGCGCTCGCGCTGGCGCTGTACTGGCCCGAGGGGCGCGTCACGGGGACCTGGAACACGAACCAGGAGAACCCGCTTGTCGAGGACATGCTGGCCGTGCTCCGCGTGTACGTGGCGGGGCAGGAAGCGGTCCCGACGTCGATCCCCGTGCTCGAAGGTCAGCAGCTGGAGATGTACGACCAGTCGGGCACGGGTCAGAAGCCCGAGTGGATCGCGCTCGACCGCGCTCCGTACGCCAACCCCTCGTCCTACCCCGTGACAGCGACGCAGGGTGTCACGGGCTACCCCGTCCCGCAGGTGCCCGGCTATCCGATCCGGCCCGCGTACTACGTGCGGGGCGCGAACCTCGGGCTCATTCCTCAGCCGACCTCTGGCACGCTCGTGACCATTGACTTCGTCGTACGCCCTGCGCAGCTGTCGAGCAGCAGCCCGAACGGTCTCTGCGTGTTCCCCGAGATCTGCCGGGACGCGCTCTGCGCGAAGGCGTGCGAGCTCGCGATGGCGTCCGAGAAGCAGTACGAGGCCGCGAACTATTGGGCCGCGCGGTTCGAGCGCGCGCTGTTCGATCCCCGCGCGGGGCTGCTCAAGTGGAAGAAGGAGTTCACAAAGCAGTTTGTCGAGCGGCCGGTCCCCGTGACGTACAGGACGTTCTACCGCACGCCCATGCTCGGGCCCGCGGCCTGGTGATCCGATGAGCATCTTCGGCCAGGAGTCCTTCTTCACGTTCGCGCCCAGCCAGGCGTCGCCCGCGAACAGCCTGCTGACGGCGGACCTGCTGATCTCGAAGTCGAACCCCGGGGTCGTCCTCCAGGGCACGGAGACGAACGCGCGTCAGTGCGAGGTCAGAGAGGTCGGCGGCGTCCTCTACATCGTCAACAACGCCACGTACAACGGCACGAACTGGGTCTGCGTGAACACGGCCGCCGAGGCCGACGGCTGGAGGATCGACGCCTCGGGGAACTGGCAGAAGATCTACTCCGCCGCGACGGCGGGCGCGATCACGTGGACAGTCCTTGCGACCATCGATGTCTCGGGGAACGTGACGGCATCGGGGGCGCTGTCGGCGACGAACGCCTCGCTGTCGGGCACTCTCGGCGTCGCCAACGCGACCGTCTCGAGCGTTACGGGATCGGGAACGCAGATTGCAACGACGTATCTCGCGCTCTCGGGGACTCAGGGCACGTTCGAGATTCACACAGACAACGCGACGGTCCCCACGCTCTCGACGACGAAATCCTTCATGCGGTATACCAGCGGCGGGGATCTCTTCCTCACCGCTGGGACAGGTAGAGGTGTCTATCTTAACTGGGATAACGGGGGAAGCGGGGGAAGCGTATTTATTGGAGGTTATCAGATGCTGAACTTCGGCGGCGCCCCCCCCGCCTCCCCAGGCCGCATCAACCTGAACGACACGGGGAATGTCACGATCCTCGCGGCCCCGAGCCAAATCCCTGGGGCGACACAGCCATTCTCGTTACAGCGAGGAGACCCCGACGACGTTTACGATTCATTCGTTGTAAAAGGCGGAAATGGGGCGAGAATTCTCCTGAGCCCCGATTATCAGAACTTTACGAACGCGCTCACGGTTCTCACCGGAGGCTCCACCTACTTCGACTTCCTCGTCGATTCAAGCGCGACTATTGCCCGATTTTTCCGTAATGGCACTCGTTCGGGGGATGCCCAGCTCCTGCTTTCTGCCTTCAGCACGGGGGCGAACTCCCCTGCCCAGACCACCTCCCTCCAGCTCCAGGCCGTCACCGCAGGCACATCGACAGGCGGCGGCACGCAGTACTCCTGGCTGTTCCAGGCCCAGACGAACAGCAACCTCGCCATCAACGGCCCGAGCGGGGGCCAGATTATCTACAACGGCGTCCAGCTGATCCCGAGGGTGATCTACCTCAGAGGGTCGGGAACAGGGAACTACACGACAACAAGCACCACCCCCGTCGCGGTCGATTCCACAAATCTGCAGACGACCGTGACAATTCCTGTGGGGGCGAAGGCTATTGTTCAGGCGGCGGGATTCGGGGCTTCGGCATCGGCGACCGTCAATGGGACCGTCTACCTTGTCGATGGGACAACGGTCCTTCAGAACGATAGCATCGGTGGAAGCTCGAACAACACCAACACGTTCGCTCTCCTCGCTGTCATCACGGGAGACGGAGCATCTCACACGATCAGCCTCCAGTACTGTGTCAACGCCTCAGGAACTTCTTTCACGATATACAACAGCGGGAGCGGCCAGTGGCCCACAATGGTCGTCCAAATCATGCCCGCCACGAATTAGAGAAAAGATTTCTTGTCGGCTGACGCTAGCGGAGAGGCTCATAATGGTTCCGGCGCGTGCGCGTCCTGCATGCGGCTAAAGAAGAAAGGAGGATGGCAGCAATGGCTCGACGTAAGTCCATGAGACCTGGAGGGGGAGGCCGCTTCAAGAAGCTCACCGCAAAGCTCCGGAAGCGCGGCGCGAAGAATCCCCGCGCGCTTGCGGCGTGGATCGGGAGGCGGCGCTACGGCAAGCGCCGCTTCCAGAAGATGGCGGCCCGGGGCCGCCGGAGGAGGTAATACCGTGGTGGAACGCCTTGGTCTTGCGCTTCTCGTGCAGCTCGTCGCGCAGGCGCTCGGTCACATGCAGCTCCAGCAGGAGCAGGCGAACCAGTCCCTGCAGGCGCTGCAGGCGCAGGTCGAGTCCCTGCAGAAGGAGCTCGCGAAGCTACGCGGGGAGTGACCGGAAGTGCCGATTGGCCGCCCCCAGGTGCTGGTCGACCTCGGCCCGTTCAAGGGGCTCGATGTCTTCACGGCGTCCTATTTCATCGACCCGAAGCGGTGCGTCGATGTCCTGAACCTCGTTCCCGATCAGAAGCTCGGGAGCTACGTGACGGTCCTCGGCCGGGTCGCGAACACGGGCGCGCTCCCGTCGGCCTGCCTCGGCTTCACGCGGTTCGACCGCCTCGCGCCGCAGTCGCCCGTCTACATCGGGGCCGCGAACACGTCGACGGGCGCGGCGGCCCTGTGGCAGTGGACGACGACGACCGCTCCGGCGCAGCTGACGTACCCCTCGAACGTCACGCCGACGGCCTCGCAGCCGACCTACTTCGCGCAGGCGGGGACGGGATCGAACTACTGGCTGTTCGTCGTGAACGGCAAGGATCCGATGGTCAAGATCGACCCGACCCTCGCGATCACGCTCGCGCAGATCGCCGCGCCCACGGTGGCGCCGACGGTCGCGGCCGGAGGAGCGGGCAATCTCAACAGCCAGGGCAACCCCTACTACTGGCGCGTGACGTTCGGGAACGCGACGCAGGAATCCGGTCCTGGGCCGATTGCCGGGCCGCTCACGCTCACGAACCAGTCGGCGAGCCTGTCGGGGATTCCGACGAGCTCGGACCCGCAGGTCACGCAGCGCAACATCTACCGGCTCGGCGGGACGTCCTCGGTGTGGAAGCTCGTGGGCACGATCACCGACAACACGACGACGACGTTCACGGACAACGTGGCGGACAGCAACCTCGGCCAGCAGCTCGTGCTCGTGCGCGACCAGCCTCCGGTGGGCGCCTGGTACATCGCCGCCCACAAGGAGCGCCTGTTCGTGTTCGGGGCGCCCGGAGACCCGAGTGGGTGCTGGTTCAGCAATTACAAGGAGCCGTGGGGCTGGGACCTGCTGAACCAGTACTTCTCGGTCGGGAAATCGAGCGTCCAGGACTTCGCGCAGGGGCTCGCGTCCCTGGGGTCTATCCTCGTCTTCTTCAAGCAGTTCAGCACGTGGGCGCTGTACGGGGACGATCCGACGTCGTTCGTGCATCGCAAGATCCTGGACATCGGGTGCATCGCGCCCCGCTCCATCACGGTCGCGCTCGGGGTCGTGTTCTGGTTGAGCAAGGACGGCGCCTGGATGTTCGACGGCCAGCAGCCGACGCGGATCAGCACGAACATCCAGTCGACCCTCCTCGCGCTGTCGACGTCCGACCTCTCGCGCGCGGTCGGATTCTACCGGAACGGCGTCTGGTACCTGAGCCTGCCCGCGCAGGGCGTGACGTACTGCTACAACATCGCGACCCAGGAGTGGTACAAGATCGGGTGGGCGGCCGAGACCGCGTACTACGACCCGTCGGTTGAGGAGGTCGACGGGAGCAGGCCGGGCCTCGGGAACATCGACACGTGGTTCGCCGCGAGCACGGACCTCGGCGCGAGCATCGGCGCGTCGTTCGTCGGCAAGATCGACGACAGCGGGATGCCGCAGGCGAAGAAGACGTACCGGTACATCGAGCTCGTGGCGCCGATCCAGAGCGGCCAGCTCGCGACCGTGACGGTCGTGTTCGACCCCGGCGTGAACCAGGCGTCGACCTCGCGGAGCGTTGACCTCTCGGCGTACCCGATCCGCAAGCAGATCAGCATTCCGCCGCCCCACAAGGCGTACCAGGCGCAGGTGTCGATCACCACGTCGTCGACGATCCAGATCGAGATTCAGCGGCTCCTGCTCGTCGGGTGGCCGGACTCTGAGCTGACGGTGCCGATGTAGACATGGCCACTCCCCGCGCGACCGAGACGATCCCGCAGCGCGTCCTCGACGAGTACGCGGTCGGGACCAAGCGCACGAAGCCGCCGTTCCCGGCGGGCGTGCCTGCGCCCGCGCGGGTCACGACGAACCCGTCGTCCCTCGTGCTGTGGGACAACCAGTACTCGTACGCGTACACGACGAGCGCCGCCATCGCGAGCGGGCAGGCGATCACGATTACGCAGCAGGTGCCGCTCTCGGACGTGCCGCCGCTCCTCATCGACCCGCCGCTGTCGCTCTACGTGCATGTCGTGCCGTGGGTCCAGCACGGCGTGGCGGGCCTGTGCCTGCAGAGCCTGCAGACGGTCGCGCTCGCCGCGAGCGGCCAGGTCGTCTTCCAGGGCCGCGTGTTCGCGGGCGGCACGATCTACAGCAGCTTCGCCGTGCTCGTGACGGTCTCGCTCTACAACGCGACGGCTGCCAGCATCCCGACGGGGCAGTCGATCACGCTGTGGCTCGACGTTGTGTTCACCGTGCATTAATGATAGAATAGGAATGAAAGGAGAATCTGTCATATGATAGGGCCTCTTCCGACAGCAGACTACGGCCCGATCCGGACGCTGATCTCTCAGCTCCTGGGCGGGAACTACCAGCCGACGGGTCTCGGCACGACCCCGCCGCAGGCGCTCGGCCCCAATCCCGTGCGCCAGCCGACCCTAGGGGCGGCCGGGACCGGCGCGGGCGGAGACGTGACGGCGTCGATCTGGCAGGCGCTCGCTCCCTACATTGCGCTGATCGGCGGGCAGGGAGGCCTCTTCTCGCCCCAGGGAGGGGCGGCGTTCAGCACGCCCGCGATGTCGTTCCTGCAGCAGCTCCTGAGCCAGGTGCTCGCGCCCACGACCCCGGTCGTGCAACCGACACCGCCCCAGGCGACCCCAGTGCAACCGTACACGCCCCCGCCTCAGCCGACACCGCCTCCCGCGGCGTACCCCGCGGGGGTCGGGGGCGAGGGCGGAACAGCCGCTAGCGGAGACTTCGGCGGCATGGGCGCTCCCGACACGGGCGGGGGTGGCTATGGAGGAGGCGGAGGAGGAGGCTGGGGCTCTGGCGGTGGGGGTGGCTACACAGGAGGCGGAGGGATTGCCGGAGGATTCACTCCGTAGGGGGCTCTGGTCATGGCCATTCCTGGGCAGATCGACCCGCAGACGGCTGGCCCCGTGTGGTCGGCCCTGTGGCCGTACGTCCAGGCCGTTCTGGGCCAGGCCGCGCCGTTTCCGTTCGCCGGAGGCGTTGCCTCCGGAGGCCTTGCCGCTGGAGGCGCGGCCTCCAGCGGCCTGTCCGGTTTCCTGCAGCAGCTCCTGAGCCAGATCCTGGCTCCCGTGCAGCCGATCATCCCGGCCGTGCCTCCGCCGCCTCCTCCGGCGACGCAGCCGGTCCAGATGCAACCTCCCGCGCAACCGAGCTGGACGGCGTGGTGGCAGCGCCCGGGGAGCCCGACCGGAGGCTTGAGCCCGGCCGAATTCAATGCGGGCGGAGGAAACTCATAAGATGGTGAAGATGACGCTCCCGAGCTTTCCGCGCCTGTCCTCGGCGAGGCCGTTCCGCCTCCCCGAGGCGTACCAGTATTACAGTGCGCTCCAGGGCGCGCTCGGGAAGCCCTACGGGATTGCGGGCACTCCATGGGGGAGAGTCTTCGACTTCACGGCGATGTCTCGGCTCGACACGCCGTATGGACGACTGTCGATTGCGCTGACGAAGAAGGTGCGCTAAATGCTGAACTTCCTGCTCCCGCTTGCGGGATCGATCATCAGCGGGCTCTTCAACCGCGGCCCTCAGCAGCAGGCGGCCTCGGCCGCGCAGCAGGCGTCAGAAGGGCAGACGGCCATTGCGCAGGCCGAGCGCGACCTTATCAACACGCTCCTCAGCCAGTACGGGGGCGTCTTCCAGCCCCTAGAGCGGGCGGTCGCATCCGCGCTGTCGCAGGCCGTGGGGCTCCCCGTCACGCCGACGGCCCAGTACGTGGTCGCGAACCTGCTCCAGCCGAACGCCTACCAGCAGGTGAACCTGCAGACGATCCTCTCGGGGCTCGCGAACATGGTCGACGAGCTCGCCGCCAGGTCCGACCTCTCGGAGGGCCAGAAGGCCGAGCTCGCGCAGAGGCTCGGGGAGCAGGCGCTCTCGGCGGTGTCGAACATGAACATTCAGTCGAACCTCCTGCAGGACCAGCGGATGCAGCAGGCGCTCGGCATTCTGACCAATCTCCTCGGTCAGGCGGGCCAGTACACGGCGCTCGGTCGCGATATCACGGGGCAGGCGATGGGCGGTCTCCAGAACCTCGGGAACATGTACGGGACTGCCGGATACGGAGCGTCGCAGGCGCTCGCCAGCATGGGGAACCCGTTTGCGGGCGTGCAACAGGTGCTCCAGAACTACGCGATGGGGCTGTACAACCCTAAGAGGACTGCCGCGCCGACCCCCGGCATCGACGTCGGAGCGGCCTGGCCTGCGCCGAGCGTGTCGCGCGCGTCCGAGGAGTACTACGGGCCGGGCGCAGACACGTATTACACGCCGCCGACGCAACAGACCTATGCGCCTCCGACGTAGCCGTGCGGTTCGCGTTCGTCTCCACGGAGGGCCTGAGCCTCAGCTGGTGGGCGCGGCTTCTTGCCGAGGGGCACGAGGTCCGCGTCTGGATCAAGGAGCCTGACTTCCGGAGCGTCGGCGAGGGAATCGTCGACCGCGCGGACTCGCTCGACGCCCTCCTCCGGTGGGGCCGCCAGGACGAGCGGACGGTCTTCGTCTTCGACCTCACGGGGTTCGGGAAGATCGCGGACCAGCTGAGATCGCGCGGCGCGCGCGTGCTCGGAGCGAGCGAGATCGGGGACCGCCTGGAGGAGCGCACCTACGGCCTCAAGGTCGCGTCGCTCCTCGGGATCCGGATCCCCGAGACGCACGCCTTCGCGTCGATCTCCGAGGCCGAGGCGAGCGAGGTTCTCCGATCCTCGCGCGGGGCTCGGTGGTTCTGGAAGCCGACGAAGAAGGGTCTCCCGTCCGAGACGACCTACGGCGCGAAGGACCGCGAGGACCTCCTCCGGATGCTCCGGTACCTCCGGAAGACGTACGGCGACATGCCAGGCGTCCTGCAGAAGAGAATCGACGGCGTCGTGATCGACACGGCCTGGTGGTGGAACGGGACCGACATCATCGGGTACATGGCGCTGCTGGAATACAAGAAGGCGTACACCGGTGACCTCGGCCCGAACACGGGGGCCGCGACCTCGCTGATGTGGGCGTACGAGAGCGACGAGCCCCGGGTTGCGGCGCTCCTGCGCGCGAAGGACATCGCCGAGCTGTTCCGGCGGCTTGAGCTCCCTCCCGGAGAGTACGACGTGAACGGCGTCATCTCGGAGCGGGACGAGAAGCTCTACTACCTGGAGTGGGGACCGCGGTTCGGGTGGGACGCCGACGCGGTCTACCTGCAGGGGCTCACGCGGCCCCTGGGGGACGTGCTCGCCGAGCTCGCCGCCGGGACGCTCACGGAGCTTCCGTTCCGGAGGGGCGAGTACTGGGGAGGCGTGCATGTCGGCGTGCCGCCGTACCCCTTTGCGGGCGATGTCGCGCGCAAGGAGTCGCCGGTCGGCCTCCCTGTGGGGGCGATCCCGGACATCATCGGCGAGCGCTTTGGGGCGTTCGGGGTCGGCCGCCGGGACGGTCAGCTGATCGTCGCGGCACCGGACGGCAACGTCGGCGTCGCGCTCGGGAAGGGGCCGACGGTCGAGAAAGCCTGCGCGTCCGTGTACGCGACGACGAAAGAGATCGAGATCCCGCACGCCTGGTGGAGAACGGACTTCGGCGAGCACGAGCGCAAGGACATCGCGCGGCTGACGTCCATGGGATTCGAGGTGCGCTGACATGCCGATTCCTCAGATTGGACCGCTTCCGCCCGTTCCGCCGCAGGGATTCGCGCCGGACCTCCTGGGCCAGCTCCTGCAGTCGGCGGTGTCGGGCTACACGCAGGGGCAGCTCCAGAAGCCGGAGTACGAGAGGCTGATCACGGAGCAGAAGCTCCGGGAGATCCAGCTCCAGACCGAGCAGCAGAAGCAGCTGCAGGAGACTCTCCAGACGATGCTCCCGCTCCTCCAGGGGAACCCGGCCCTCCTGCAGGACCCGACAGTCCAAGCGAAGCTCTCGGACCTGTTCAAGGGGCTGAACATCCCCATTCCCCCAGGAGGGATCACGCCGCGGACCGTCGCCACACTGGCATATGGCCCGAAAGAGCGCGCAACGATCCTCGACAAGCTCCCGGACCTCCTCGCGATGCCGCCCGACGCTCGCAGGGCGTATGCGCAGACGCTGAAAGAGGAGACAGGAATCGACCTGCCGAACGCATTCCTGAACGCGCCGCCGTACATCTCGCCGGATGCAGCGCTCAAGCTCAGCGCACAAGTCACGCAGGCCCTGTACAATCCCAATGCCGGACCCATGCAGAAGCTTGGGGCGCTTGCGGCTCTCGAAACCGTCGCGAAGCGTTATGGGTTTGAGATTCCCGAAGAGGCGAAGGCCGCCGTCACCGAGATCTCCCAGCTCGTGCAGGCGCGAATCGACGAGCTCAAGGGCCGCACGGACATGGAGGCCGCCCGCTCGAAGGAAGCTCTGGCGCGCGCGCAGGACCTTCTCGCGCACGGGGACTACCTCGGCGCACTGAAGACTTTGACGGAGGCAAAGGTCGATCTCACGAAGGCGCAGACGCAGGTTGCGTCGGCCCGTGCGCAGGCGATTCTCGCAGGCATCGAGGATTCCCACAAGAAGGCGTTCGCAGCCCTGCAGAACTCGGAGGCGAATCTCAAGCGCGCAGATGCTCTCCTCCAGAAGCCGACAGTCGCAAACCTGAACGCCGCGAAAGCGCTCGTCACAAACCTGACAACGAACATTACGAACGCTCAGCGCGAGATCGTGAATCTGCAACGTCAGCGCCTGATCGTCAAGTCGGCCATCGCGACGAAGCAGATCGGGCGCGACGAGGGAAAGGAGATGCTCGACGAGATCGACCAGAGGATCAGCGAGGCGCAGAGCGGGATCGACCAGCTCAAAGCTCTTCAGCGGCAGTATCTCCAGATCATTGATGACGCTCTGTCACAGCAGACATCGCAGCAGACACCGAGCTCCACAGGAGCAGGAGCGTCTCAGGCACCGGCTCAGCCCACGCCATCGCAGAGTCCCCCTGCACAGCCCGCACCGCAATCAGGAGGAGCAGGAGGCGGGATTAAGACTCTTGCGGACGGAAGCAAATGGCGGGCTGGTGTCGCGCCCCCTCCGGGAATGCCTCCGGCGTCTCGATTTCCGAATCAAATCGCAACGACCCGAGATGGACGCGACTGGCTGTCTGATGGCACAACGTGGTGGGCGCAGGTGAAGTGATGGCTGATCCCATCATCGCTGTCAGAGGCGCGCCGAGCGAGATTCCGTCGCAGTCCCCGCTGATTGGATCCGTGCGAGATGCGCCTAGCACGCCCTCGCCTATCATCTCTGTAAGAGGCGCACCGCCTCCTCTTCAGAAGAGCGAGGATGACGCAGGCACGCCCTCGCCTATCATCTCTGTAAGAGGCGCACCGCCTCCTCTTCAGAAGAGCGAGGATGACGCAGGCACGCGCGCGATCCCCCCGACCGGCGCCGGCGCCGATGTGCGCGAGATCCCAACCCGCGAGCAGCTCCCGCCCGGCGGGGTCCGGCTCACAGCGCCGTCGGCGCCTGCTCCGACACCGACCGCGCCGGAGCCTCCGCCCGGCATTCCGCGTTCGCCCTGGTACGCACAAGCTGTGAAGACGGCGCAAGCGTTCGGGATCCCGGTGCCTCTGTTCTTGGGACTCGTCACTCAGGAGTCGGGGTGGAATCCGAAGGCCGTCTCGAAGGCGGGAGCGTTCGGGCTGACCCAGCTCATGCCGGAGACCGTGAGAGGGCTCGGTGTCGATCCCCAGCAGGTTGCCTCCAAGCCAGGTCTCCAGCTCCTGTACGGAGCGCTCTATCTGCGGAGGCTGCACGATGATCTGACGACGCGCTACCCCGCGATGGACGACCGAACGGCATGGAAGATGGCGCTCGCGGCCTACAATGGCGGGTACTCCCGGGTCATTGCGAACATCGACAAGGGGGCCGCGCTCCCAACCGAGACGCACAATTACGTTGAAGCCGTCGACCGCCTGTGGAACAAGTTCGCTCGGGCCCTGACATTCCCCGGCGTGACCCCCGTCGTGCGGCAGCCCCTGATCGTCGGAGGCCAGTTCGTCGCGGGAGCTCTCCAGCCCATCGCCGCCATTCACCACGATGCGGTGGCGATTCTCGGAGGGATCGCGAACGATGTCGCGGGGATCGTTCAGGGCGTGTACTATACGCTCATCGGAGACCGCCAAAAGGCTGAACAGGTCGTCGCGGGCCACGTGGCCGCGGCGAAAGCCTACGAGAAGGACGCCTTTCCAACCGTTCAGGCGGCGCGCCAGTACATCGAAGACTACTATGCGTGGGCAAGGGCGCACAACATCCCTCCCGCGAAGGCCACGCTCCTGCTGGCCGAGAAGATCCCGGAGAATGTCTGGGCCTGGTGGTTCGAAGAGTTCAAGCGCGATCCTCAGCTGACCGTAACAAACACGCTTCTCCTGTTGCCGGGGCTCAAGGGGTTCTTCGTGCTCAAGGGCAATCTCGCTCGCGCCCGCGCTATAGCGGATCTGGAGAGAGAAGCGGCATCGACCCCCGCCGCGCACCCTCCGACCGGAGCGCAGGGAGAGGCGGCGCACGCGGCCGCGCGGGCGGCGACCTCCGCCGTCGCGCAGAAGGTCCTGACGCCGACACCTCCTGCCACGCGCCCCGGAGCCCCGGTCGGAGCGACCCCGCTCCGCCCCGAGGTGCGCGTTCCCGCTCCGCAGATCGTCCGCTCTCCGCTGGCGGAACCTCTCGGAGAAACGCCCGCCGGAACATGGCGAGTCGCCGAGCACGCGGGCGGCAAGACCCAGATCAGGGTCGTGCAGTCTCCCGGAACGCTGTCTCCGGGGCTCCCACCGCAACCTACTGTTACCCTGCACCCTGCGCCTTTGCCCGAGCCGCACTGGCGTCTCGACCCTCCGGGGCCGTCTCCCCGCGTGGGAGAGCTCCCACGCGATCTCCAGCGCCTCATTTCGCCTCGCACGGGGAAGGCGACCTACGCGGAGAAGGCGGCCGAGGCGACCGCCAAGCGCGAGATGGCCGAATCGGTCGGAGCCGTGCGCGGGCGAAGCCCCGCCATCGACCCTCAGTCGGGAGTGACGTATACCGACTCCGTCTACACGAGCCGGGGTCCGACCGAAGCGAACCGCCCCCCACAGGGCCCGAATGAGGTAAAGGAGCAAGTCGCCGATGCGCTGACAAAGATCTCTCCCTATCGATACATTGTCAACGTTCCTCCCGAACTCCGTGCGATTCGGCCGATCCTTCAGCCTCTTGTAAGCGCCCTAACGCGCGTGAATTTTCCCGGCTATCTCATTTCAAAAGATGCGCAGGTTTTGCGCGAGGGGGGGCTCACTGAAGAGGGTGTCAAAGGGCTAGAGGCCGTCAAAGGCGCAGAGTCTTACGTATCCACTGTTCAGTTTTACATCGAGAAGATCAGGAGATTCCTCGTCGACGAAGGTCGGCGAGTCGGTGTCGTTACAAAAGCAGATTGGGAGCGGGTCGGCCGCCAGGTCTTGACTCCAGATCCAAACGCCCCCGAAGGGGTCAAACGCATGGCGTCCTATGTGACAGCCGTCCTCGATGCCCTCTATAAGGCGGAGAAGGCAGTGGGATACGTCTATCCCAAGCGGGACCGGTACCTCGCGCTCTTCTTCAAGAACCCCGAGGAGATCCCCACTGCGCTCGCGAAGTTGTGGATTGAGCGCGGAGATGCTCTCCTTCCCGGCTATCTCGCGAAAACAGCAGGCATCGAGAATGTTGGAGATTTCCTGCAAACGTACCGCGGCCTCCTGCCCAACCACACACCGAAAGCGGCCTTCATGAAGGTTGCCGAGGCGGCGGGGAAGACGGCTGAGGAAGCCGCGTCCCTCGCCGACGGATTCGAGAACGAGCTCTCAAAGGACCTCTTCGGAGAATCAGGGTCCTATCTTGAAGTGGGAACAAAGATCAGCGAGGAGCGCCGGGGTCTCATTACGAAATTCCACCACGTGAAGCCGCAGAAGCTGAACCATGCTCTTGCTGAGAGGATTGGGCTGAAGCCCGTCTACGACCCCCTCGACATCATCACGCGCCGAATCACGCACTCAGCCGACGCAACCGCCACGCACTCCATCCTGAACGTCTTCGAGAACCTTGGTCTGCTCTCTCCTGTCAAGCTTCCTGGATACGAGCAGGTCCTCTCTGTCAGCGAGCTCCGGCCCTACACGATGTATGCGCCGAAGCCGCTCGTTGAGGTCCTCGACCGCTATGTCGGTCCCTCAGGAGGGCGCCCTCTTTGGGGGATTCCGTCGGATCTCCGCAAGCTCATCATAGGCTGGAACCCGATCTTCCACGGCCGCACCCTGATCGGAGCGGCTGCCTCCATCGCCCCCGATATCCTTCTGCCGTGGAAGTGGCCGGACGTCATTCGTGCGTATGAGGAGTTTCGGCGCCTCGATCCCATCTATGCCGAGATGAAGCAGAACGGCCTCGATGTCGACGTTCTCCACCGTGAGTTCTCGACATTCTCGGGAGAACTCTTCAATCGGCTCGCAGAGAGATATCCGTGGGTGCGCGCTCTCGCCACGTCGACAATCATTCTTCCGGTCGGCAAGGCCGTCTACCGGGTCGCCGAAGATCTGCTCTTCCAGCGTCTCGCTCCCGCTCTCCAAGGATTCGCGTACAAGCGCCTGAAGGCACTCCTCATGGAGAAGGATGTCTATGAGAACGGCGTGCGCGTCCGTCTTCCTGAAGAACGCGCGGGGCGCGTGGCCGCCGCCCTCGTGGCCACTCGGTTTGGGAGCATTCCGCGCTCGATGCTCCCGCTGTGGCTCCAGAAATACGGCAACACCCTTCTCTTTGCTATACATTACACGTTCGGAGAATACGCCTCGCTGGCGCAATCAGGAACCCGCATCGGAGGAAAACTCGTAGGGGGGCGATACCTGCCTGCGGCGGTCTCTCCCGAAGAACGCCTCGTAATGATGAAGGTCGCCAATGCCATCAATTTTCGTGCTATGGTCCTGCAATTTCTGTGGACGAACTCTATCCAGTATGCCGTCACAGGAACCTGGGCCGCGAATAATCCCGGATACCACAAGTTCGACATCAGAATCGGAGAAAAGATCGACAAGAGGAAGAGAAAGGGCGAGTACTTCCGCATCAAGGAGTACACGACAGACGCCGAGATTCTCGGATATCACCTGGCAGAATATGCCTACCAGGAATATCTGAAGAGAGCAGGAGATCCGCAGGCGAAGCCCGATTTCCGCCCCGTTGTCTGGGAGGCCAAGTCGAAATCAGGCGTTCCCGTGCGAATGCTTGCTGATGCAATAACTCTTTTGGGACCAGGGCACAAGCCAGTCGACTTTGAAGATCTTGCCAAGCTCGTCGGAAGCGATATCCTTCCCACCCCAATCGTAAACATTTTCAATCTCAAGGCGGGTCTGCAGATTCCGCGCGACCAGCTGTGGCTCTATCTGTTCGGTCTCACACCGTTCTATGCGACAGAAGGACAGGTCTCCGGGGGCCTCGGCCTCCCCGGTCTCCCGAAGGGGCCGAAGCCCCCCTCGCTCGGAGGGAGGTGACGACATCCATGGATGCGCCCACGGTGGAAGAGCGCCTCGCCACGCTCGAAGCGAAGGAGGAGTTTCGTGACGGGATCCACGCGCGCCTTGCCAAGCTGGAGGAAGACCTGGCTGTCGT